CCTTTATGGATAATCAGACAGACACAGCTCTCCTTGAGTTGTGCTGCCGGGTAAAAAAGCAGGGTATTGCTCCGCAGAGCAATCATTGGAAGCCAATTTTGACTTCACAAAGTAGACACTCTAGTGGCTACCCTGCAACTTAATAAAGTGGACTTCCAACTTAGATTTTTCTATCAAGGTTAAGAGAGCTCTATATTAGACAAAAAGGCATTAAAAGTGTCTTTTCTGGCTATATTGAATTCGATTACCTGAAGAAATTTTCTAGTGTGAGTCTATTTAGAAACAAACATGGACTGAAAGACTTTACTAATGAAGCCTTAAATTTCTATCTACATGCCTCCCTTTGGAAGGACATGAGACCAGATAATTTCAAGCGCTTAATTGGAAAGAATATCCAAACTTATCGCATGATATATAATACAGTAGATGGACTATTAATGCCAATACTGATTACTACCGGTGCGATGAATGAATATAAAATTCTAGACCAGTTTGCTAAAAAAATGTTTGAATGTCTAATCGACAACTACGCAGAGACAATTTCTCGCTTAAAATATTCTAAAAAGATATTTAAGAAGAATTTTGCCGAGGGTAAGTATCTGTTCGATGGAGTTCATGAAGAATTTATGCCTTATTTTAGAATCTGTTCTCATCTTATGTAATAAGAGGAACTAGGTCCAAAATAGGTTTAATATCTCATGCTCTTCACCTAAACTAGAGCTACCGGACTCGCTGATTACCAGATGAGTATCCGAGCTGTCGAGAAGTTTTAAAAAACAGTGCAATAATCATACATCAAACCATAAGTTCTCTTTGAATAGAACTATGGTCTTGCTGTTGATAAAGCACTTTAAATATTTAGTAGTATCCCACCTTACAGCAAGCTGTCAAGTGGACCTACATCTTGTTTCGAAAGCACTGTAGGCGACGGTGGTTAAACCGGTGTCCTAAAGAGTCTTACAAGACGCTCAAAAACATCTCCATACTTTATTATTAGGGATTATGACCTAAGGACTCTCGAGTCTCGAAGGCATAAACCTAAATTAATAAGGTGTTCATGGGACGTTTTGAATTTCTGTATAGACTACGCTCTAAGATTCCCCAAAAAGATGAGGTTTTCTAGACTGGCTGTTGTAAGGGATTAATCTAAAGCAAGGGTAGTCACTATGGCACCCTTTGCAAAGTTAATCATCTGCAATTTTATATAGCATCTTCTTAAGGAGGCCAATTGGGGTCCCGAAGTGCGTTCTGGTATGGAATCAGAACGACATCTTTGGAACTTCCTATGGAAAAATCTCCATAATGAAAATACTTTAACATAAAATCTTTTTAATCTCGGTAAGATGTATGCACTATCTACCGATCTTGAGGAGGCTACTGATTATGGAAATCCACATATCGGTAGAGACTTATTCATGAGAATTCTCAAATTCTGTGATCGAAAGTTCGAGTGGTTCCCTACTGGACTAGCATTAAAGGCGTTTAACCTTTTAATGTAGCCAGGGTATATACTCGTTCCTAACGAACTCAAGAATGATTCCACGAAAAGTCATATTGTAAAAATTAATGGAG